AAGAAGCTATGGTAATACCCGCGCTTGGCGGAGCCCATACGCAAGTTTTCCCACACTTGAGTGATATTCCCAAATTCAGGATTAGTTGTATAGCTCAGAACCAGCTGATAATGAGCGTTGAACAGTTTTCGCGACAAGCTTGGACTCCACTTCTCGAAGTCAGTCGAAGAGGCAAAGCCAAAGGTGCCGGTTTCGTGAACAGCAACTGCAACGGCTGCAGCTCTCTCTTGCGTTCTCCGGAGGTAGTCTGGCCCTTTGCGCAAACTTGGGCCAGGATTGATATTGCAAGCCGCCTGGCAGTTTCGATCGCCCTCTGACTGAAGTTCTCGGAAATTGTCGCTAGCCGATATCGTTTCTCGAGACTTCTCTGGTGGCTTTGTATTCTCTGACTTCTCAGCGATGACACCAATCACAGCGCCGATGAATTCTTCATCTGTGTTCCCAGCGACAACCGAGTCTCGAAGCTCGTCGACGGTCTTTCCAACGGATAGTATGGGACCGTTAGTGAGGTGGTAAAGAAGTTCGTTGGTGTCTATCACGCGCTGTCGAGTTCTCTTCTGGGGCAGAAATGCGGTTCGGGGGTCTGCATTCACGTGCGTCACATCCTGGGCTCCGAGGTATGCAAATGTTCCACTGGGTTCATAGGTAAACACAGCATACAATTGAATGTGGCCCCAATACTCTTCTGGTGGCATTCCGAACTTCCCATTCCTTGCATCAACCGCCCACTTCTCGTTGAACCAGGTATCGGGGACTGGATCTTCGAACTTGACGTTTGGAATTTTACCGAAGACCCTCATATACCTGTACAGATCCCAGGCAGCACAAAATGCAATGAAGTCCTTGATTGTTTCGTCGTCAATGGCACGGGGCAAATTTTGGTATGATTCAACTCTCTCAGTGAGCAGTTTAATGTCTCCACCCGGCGGCGGCAGAACGTGATACATTTTGGCAAATTCGAGCCGAACGCGGACACTGAAAGCTGAGAAATGCTGATTGATGACGGCAAACCAAGGCCGTACCTTTTCTAGTTGACTACAAGCGTCGGCTCTGAGTTGGCTAAGTTTAGAGAAGTATCTAACTGGTGCTTCGTCTTCACCCGCAGTTGCCTGCAAGTATTCGAACCCGAGGTGCATGTGGCGTGGCAGACGCTCGGTTTCAGCATCAGAAATGCTATCTATAGTTTCACACATCCACGCAACACATTCGATAACAGCATTGACCAAGGCATCACTTTCAGCAGTCGTAAATTCGTTGCGGCGGTAGTCTGCTGCAGCTTCGAAGAGCCTTCGCATGCTGTTGAAACACGCCCTGAGGTTCTGGCAATGTGCATGGTCAAGGATAAACACGTTGTTAGACGCAATTTCTCGGATAATGACAATGCCCATGATATTCCAGAAGTCATACCGTTTCAGAACAGCGTCTGCATGGGTGACTGTAAGAGAGAACCTGTCCTTAACTCCCATTTCTTTGAACCGCTCATTGAATTCTGATTGTTTGGGGTTGCGCAATCTTATGCCGAGAGCAGCCGCGTTACACCTCCCGACATGAAGCGTGTGGACGTTGCACAGCAACCTCTCCACAGCTCGATACATTTCTCCCATCTGATTTGCAACCTCACACGTCTTCTTGACAACTGCACGTTCCGAGACGGCATTGACAAACCGAGTTGGTGCAACATAGGTTCCAAAGGTCTGGATGGCAGTGACAGCGGTAACTGCTGCCTCAACCTGTGCTTCGTACTCGTGGGATTCACCGCTTAACTCGCGAGCGTACTGCGTAAGTGAGGACAAAAGCCTGTTCACAGCCGGCGTGTCAGTTGAAATCTTGGACGGGTTGATGTCTTCGAGCAACTCAGCTATGTGGTTCCCGATGACATTGCGGTTTCTTTGCGCGGTCTCGCAGTCACGGGCAGTGACAACGTCGAAGACCGCCTGGCGTATGGCCTCGTCTTCGAGATAATGCTCTTCGTCTTCGCCAAAGCCGTCTAAAGATAAACCTTCGGGCCACGCAGCGGCACTTTCACCTTCTATGTGTGCGATCCAAGGATAGCGGTCGCGGACGTTGAAGAACTTTTGTAAGCGGTCGTAAAGCTTTTGATTGCCAACTGAGCATGAGAGGACTTTCGTCATTGCTTGTTCAGCATAAACTGGCGTAGGAAAAACGCGAGCCATGATACCCTAACTACTGCAAGAATGCAGGAAAAGTACATTCTTACAGCCCGTAGCCTTAGTCTG